ATACCAGCAATTCGTTTAGTTTTGGGATGCTTTGCCAAGAACGCATCTAAGGCCTTTAGTTTGTCTTCAGTCCAACGTCCAACTTTAGTTTTGGATATGTATTCTCCTATTGCCTTTATTACTTCTTTGTATGCTTTGAATCCTGTTTTTACTAACTTAAACAGGTAATTCATACTAAACTTTATTTTTGCAAAGAACTTAAATACAACTTTGTTAAGAAACAATTTAGCCAAGTCCATTATCTTAACTTTGACAATGTCTTTTAATTCCACCAAGAATGACCAAATTTTCTTTAATTTACCAGGAATTACCAACTCGTTTAACATAGCATCCTCAGAATCTAGTTTATATTCTTTTACGAATGAGCAAAATTCTTTGTATTGCAGTTCGTGTAAGATATCAGTTAAAGATATTTCCATTTACATAAATATATATCAACACAAAAAAAAAGACCTCTCTGCGAACAGAGAGGTCTTTAAAGTTTAGAATTAAATTATTCTTATGCTTCGAAACTTGCACCAGTTGGTGTAAGATTGAAGTCAAGGATAACAAACTCAACTGCACGTGCAGGTTGTAAGAATATTTGACCATAAAGGATATTTCTATCAATAAGGTCAGGTGTGTTGTTGGAATCATCCATAATAACACGGAACGCATACAAACCAGCCCGTTGTTGAACATTTTCCAAGAATGGATTTACGATGTTCAAGAAACGATTTCTTGTAGCAGCCACGTTTTGTTCAAAGAGCAAGAATCTTGCAGAACTTGCGATGAACTTCTTAAGGTTGATAAGCAAACGACGTACATTAACTCTGTCCAACGCACTTGCACGACGTTGTAAGGTCTTTTGACCGAAAGCAACAATTCCTTGACCAGGAAAAGCGGCAATTGGATTAACCTTACCTTCGTACAAGGTATCACGTTCTGCGAAGTTAAGACGATCCATAACAGTTACCGCAGATTCAATTCCACCACGATTTAAACCGGCAGGTGCGAACCATTCAGCAGAAACCTTATCGTTGGAAGCATACACAGACATCATAAGTGCTGATGGTGGATATGGTTGCAATACGTTTGTTGCAGGATCAATAATCTTACACCAAGGGTAGTATGTAGCAGCGTAGTTACTATCAATAGAAGAAACTTCTTGTACTGCGTCATCTACACGTCCTGGTTGGTTGTTTGCACTTACGCAATCAAGAATGTAAAAACAATCTTCACGACTTTCGCACAAATCAATACCACGATTGATAACGGTTCTATGTAGATCAAGACTCAATCCAGGTGTTACGAGCAAGTTAATATCAAACTCATCTTGGTTGCTCAATGCAGCGAAAGCACGAACATATCCTTTTGTACCGGAAGAGAATCGTTTACTACAATCCAAACCTTGAACATTAGTTTCTGTAATATCTTTACCAAGGTAAAGTGGTTGTGTAGGAGCACGTCCGTCAAAACCACCTTGGAAACCTACCAAGAATCTTCTGAGTTTTGCAGTTGCAAGTTCGTCAACAGTTGCAGGAGATACGTCAATTGCAGGAACTGCATAATTTTCTGTTTCTCCGTCAACTTCTTCAGTAACAACACCAGGTTCATCCATGTAGTATCCACTACCGGTATCATCTGAGTCGTATGGAAGTGGTTGGAACAACTCAAGTGTATCACGTGAAGAACGTGGCATTTCAAGAATTCCGTCAGGACTTTGTTGATTAAATACTGCTCCGTTGAAGTAACGACCAGGTTGTCTTTGGTACTGAGAACCGTGTGAGTAATCAATATCAAACTTGAAGTCTCCTGTGATCGGTGCAAAATATGATCCGTGACCATAAGGCATTGCATTTGGTGGAGGAGTTGAATGAGAGTCCATTTCTACACGAATCCAATTACTTGAATTTATGTAATCTCCGTAGTCGATAAGTTTACCTCTGCTATTGATTGTTGTGAAACGATCACCAATAACACGTGGAAGATAACGAGGACTCAATGGATCAAGTGTAATTCCGTCATAATTTTCAATAACATTTTGACCACGGTCAGAGTCATTGAACGCACGAACTACTAAACTGAATGTTCCATAGTCTGAATCTTGGATTGAACCAGGTGTTCTAACATTATAGATACCAATTTTAATCTCACGATTTGCAGCCGTTCCTTGGTTACGTGTCCAAATTTTGAACAAGTTATAACGTTGGTTGTTGATTTTCTGAGATTGAATGTATGGTGTACACGCAGGTTTGCAACTAAAAGAAGAAGAACCAGGAACCCAAGGATCATCAGAGATTTCTTCGGTTGTTGGGTCTTCGTATTCAAATACAAGTGCTTCACTTGATGTTTCAACTGAAATTTTGTATCTTGCTCCGTCCATTATGTTGTTATAAATCTTTTCTTGTGTATTTTCAAAGTACGAGTAAAGATATGCAGGTTCTCCATTTTTCTTTGGTGTTCTTCCGAATATATTCTGAAGACTATCAGGTGAATTTGGATCAATGCTGAATTTATAGTTTGATGGATAATTTGCTTTGAGACTTTCAGGAACTTCAGATATTGTTCCGTCTTCAAGAACTTCTGGTATAGTACGTCTTAAGTAAAGAGTAGAATCAAAATTACCAACTACGATTGTATTTCCTTCTTCGTCAGTTACTTCACCTTCGTAAAATACATTTTCCCATCCTTCAACTGGTTCATCTGCTGAACCATCTGAGTGGTCAACTGAACTGCTGTCAATGTATGAACCGGAAAACCCGTCAAAGTTTGCGTCTTTTGCTGGTTGACCATTATCTGCCCAAAGTGTGTTAGCAAGAACACCAATGACAAATTCGTCACCTACTGCGATTGGATCGTGTGTTAACGAACCACTAACTCCGTCCATTGAACCACTATAGTCAGTTGTATCATCTACAGTTGCTTTAATGATAAGTGCGTTATTTTGTTTGTATCCACCGAGGTCTCCGACACGAACAATCGTTACCACACCTTGGTGCTTAAGATATTCACGTGCAGTGAATGGTTGATAATATTTTCCTTCTGGTATACCAAATAGATCTTCTAATTCTGCGACCGTTCTTACAATCGTTGGTGAGTATGCAGGACCTCTTGAGAAGGGTCCGACAACTGCACCACCTATTTGTGAGATGCCTTGTCCGAGAAATGTCGAATCAATTTCGTTGGTAAATACTGCTGGGCTTACAATTCTTTCTGCCATCTGTTATGTCTCCTTTTGTTGTGGGTTGAAATTATGGAACTTTTATCATAAATATGTTTGGAAAATTCCAAAGTTGTATATTTATGAATTATTTTATTTTCTGATGGTAGATTCCTGATTCAAGGTTTATTTCACCTTCACCGTATTTACGAGTTATTCTATCCTTGAAGTTTTTTTCTTGTTTTTCAATCTCAGCATAAGAGATGTGATATTCATCTTCTAATTTTGAAATATTTTTAAGTTCTTTTTCCAAGTGAATTTTTTGTAAGTGGAGTTGGCCGAAATTGATAAGAATATTTTGATATTCATTATTTAGTTCTAAAATTTCACTAACTTCATCGGTGGTTAATTTTACTTCATCTTTTTTCATAAATGAAATAATAACCTATTAACTAATAAAAATCAAGATATATATTTTACATAAAATATATCAGTTGCTGATTCGTGTATTCTCAATTGAGCAACCTTATTATTTAATGTTATATTGTGCGTTTCACCCTTACGCAAAAACAGTTCATCATCTGTTTCAAAATTGAATACAAAAAAATCTTCATCATCAACGATTTCGGTTGTTATTTTGTACGAATTCCCACTTATATTTAATGTATACAATTCTTCATCATTCCACATTCTTATTTCATATTCATCACCAACATCTCCTTCTAAAAATAACTCACGTTGTTTTCTATTGAATATAAGTGTTTTTTGAAAACCTTGTTCTCGGAGTGATTGTGGAGTCGTGGCAGGATTAGATGAATCAGATATAACCTCTGTTCCAAATAAAACTTTTCGGTTTGTTAAATTTCTCTGAGTAGTCTTTTTATTATTAAATACATCAGGAAGAAGATAAGCATTAACAGTTAAAGAAAATGTAGTAGTAACAACTCTATCATCATCACTTGGTACTTCAATGCTATTTGAAAAAGAATCTACAGATGCACGAAACTTCAATCGTTCGGGATCACCCCAATAATCATTACTTGCCCAATTAATAGTTTCAACTAATGTATTCATTTGTTGCACATAATCAGTTGTCATAGTAAAATCGTAGTTCAAAACAACGTGATCCGGAAATGTAATGTTATGAACTTCCATAACAGGTTGACTTTGTGTTAACGCACTAAATTTATCGTACATATTCTTTTTATCAAACTTTTTAACAAAAGGTACACTCAAATGACGATTAAAATGAACAAACGAATCATCTTGTGAAACACTCGTTCTGGTAAAAATAATCATAGGTTTTTGAATCTGACCCTTTTCATCTCTAAGAGCTCCATCTTGTTGAATTGCACCCCATCGTTCAGGAGATGCGTGACGAACAGGAACAGAAATAACATTTCCACCGGAAACTTCTACTTGAGGGCTTATTACCTTAGTAAAGTATTCATAAAGAATGTTATCAATATCCATTAAAGTTACTGAATATTTTTCAAAAGAAATAGTATCCGCATCATCCATTCTTTTATGATCAGAACGAGTGTCAGAATAAAAAGAATCTTTTGATTGCTTTAGATTAGACATATATTTGTCATTATCAACTGACGGAGGACTTGTATTTAAGTTAGTTGTAAATGATTTTTCTTCGTCACCCGAAAGCTTTCTTAAAGTTATAAACGGATTATTAACTGCATCGTAATTTTTCATTATATGTTTCGTTCAGTTAAGTTTATTTTACTTTGCTTACTCATATGAGCATTACACAGTAAACTATAATTCTTTTCTGGTTGACCACCTAAAAATTGATTTTCAACTACATTGCTAATTTCAAAGTGAGCATTTTCCCATTCAACTATGTCACCGATTTGCGGATATATTTCTTTTATCTCGCATAACTTTTGATGAAATCTGAACAATGTTCCTTTTTTAACATCAGGTCCGAATCCCTCGTATAAGGTACTTTCTGGATCGTTTTCTACCAGACATCCAGTTTCGACACCCGGAAAATAAAATTTATCCATACTTTCACCATACAAGTTAGCACTCGTTTCGGCTGCGTTTACTCTATAAATTACTACAATCTGCTCAATGATGTCTGAAATTAATTCTCCGTTCAGACTATTCATAAATCTTACATCACGACTTGAAAAATATCTTCCCCTTGGCATTTTTTTATCCTATATATAAAAAATTAGGGACCTTTCTTAAATTTTCTTGGAGATTGTCCGAGATTTGATTCAACGATTCACTTGTAGTGCTACGACTCGTTACTTCCAAATCTTCTCTCAATTCAGTAATAAGTTGTTCTTTTTCTGCCTGTGCTTCACTTCTTAATGCATCACCATCAAGTGAAGTTTCTCCACCTGGAATTGGAATGCTTTGGTATTTTGCACGAATTGCACCAAGCAATTCTTTACACAAAGTCAAATAGTACTTCATTATCCATCGTTTTCCTACATCATTTATAGTTGAAAAACTATGAAACTCATATGGAGCATTACTAAAATCGGTTATAGTATCTGTTGTAGAGTTTATTGTTGTGTCTGGATTTATTCCACTTTGAGTATTATCTATAACTACTTGTTGATTGGTTTCTTCAGTAACACTTGTTTGTGTTTTCGGTATAGTATTAAATTCATCTGCATCAACATAACCTTGAACGGCTGCTATATCACGTTCACGTTTGAATACATAATCAAACCACAATGTGAAATCTCGTTCAGGTACAGGTAACACAGTTAGTTTGTTGTTTACCAACTCAAATCCATATGCACTTCTTCGTATTTGTTCATTGAACTCAATTCCTTGTAAACGCATTAAATCTTCGTTTACAGGTCTCAAAAGAAATTGAGTACCAATTGGTGACATACCATTCCAGTTAAACTCACCAAGTAAGTTAGAATGTGACATTCCAGAGTTTGACATTGGATCGTATATTTTATTCAACGCAGGAGGTGGATTATGGAAAATTCTTTTAACTTCAATTTGCTCCACACGTCGTTCACCGGTTTTGGGATCAACATAATAGTTATCAAATAATCCTTGTAAATCGTATGTTTGAACTCCGGCTTTTACTTTCAAACTTTGTTTTCTCCAATCTACATTACCACCAACTCCTACTTCTGCTCCGTATGCTTCTGATAATTTTAAGTAGTATGGAAGTGGTTGAGTTTGTAAAACTGATGTGGTTAAATTTACACTCGTTGAAGTTCCTTTCAAACTATAAAGATTTTGTTTAATTGAAAATTGATTTATTTGAGCACTGTATTCTGTGGTTGCTTCTTCGAAACAAGCATAAAATTGCATATCTATCATTTCAACATCTACAATAGGATATCCAAGTCTTCTTGCCGCCCAATCAGCTGCTCTTGGTGCAAATGAAACGAATTCGGAATCTCCGTCAAAAAATCCAAATGGAGTTTTTCCGAGTGGAGATGATGCTTTTCCTTCCCACCTTACCCGTTCTAGTTCTGTGTTCTCTTCTTCACTCATATTATCTATAAATATACATCACTTATA